TCAATGACTCATCATGTAGATTATCTCTGTCTATTTCTGCATCTTTTTCCCACATCTCTTGAATAGAATCAAGAGTTATACTCATAGTTTAGTGCCAGATAAATCAGTAATGTTATATAAAGTATACTTGAAAGTAACGTCTGCTGTCAAGTAAGAAATATCTTCATCTGTTGCATCAAATTCCAAAGTAGATAATGAAGTTGGGAACATATCCATAAATTTCACTTTAAAATTAGGATTCTGTGAACTTGTTAAAATTTCAAGTGTTGCATCAGAGTAAAAACTTTCTTGGGTTTTGGCTGGTTGTGCTATATCAAAATCTTTTTTCTGCCAATCATAAATTTCTTTTAAACTTTCTGGAAAACCTAAAGCTCTTATCCAATTAAAAATTTCCATATAATTATCAAGATTTTCATCAACTAAAAATCTTAAACTAAAATCCTCAAATTGAAGTTTATCTCCTGGTAAAGGAATATCTCTTAGATAAGATGGTTGTTCAGCAACACCAAGAGTCATCTGAGGTATGTTAACCTGATTACCAAAGAAAGATACCTTAGGTGCTTTACTCAAAATAAATTTAAAACCAGTAGGAGATAGAAAATTTCTATTCTTTATCTGATTATCGTATATACTAGCCATTCCAACTTTTTTAAGTATTTAGACAAAAAAAGAGACCCCCGAAGGAGTCTCTTGAGAAATATAAGCATCTCGCTTACATAAGGTTCTTAACAGCAACACGTCTGTAGTAACGGTTAGCATTGATGTGAAGAGCACCAAGTCCTTGACCTTTACCATCGGCAAATGGGTTCGCAACGATTCCGTAACGAGTCTTAAATCCGATTTTTGGCTGGAAGCTGTTCTCTCCAACTGCACGAACCATCTGTAGTGGAACGTATGGGCAGTAGAATATTCCAGCGTCATAAGGTGAAGTACCTTTATAACCAACAACGTAGTACTGGTTACCTGGAGTTGTGTTACCTAACTGAGAAGCACCACCAATGTTAGCAGCATAAGGGTCAATGTAGACTCTATACTTACCTTGAAGAACACCAGCGAATGTGTTTCCAGTCTCGTCAACGTTAAGGTTAGCATTAAGTGCTGGAGTGTAATCAAGTACACCTGCCATTGTTAATGCAGAAGCAACGTCTGCAGAGCAAAGGATGATGTTACCCTTTCCACGACGAGTTCTTTGAGCGATTGCGTTAGCATCTCTCTCGATCTGGAATAGAAGTCCTTTGAACTTCTCAACAGACCAACGACCATTTGAGTCAACATCTAGGTCGAATACACCAGCAGTAGCGGTGTTTTGTACAGCACCCTGTTCAGCAACCTTGTAGATAGTTCTGATAACTTCTCTGTTAATCTCAGCAAGTATCTCAGTACTAAGGATGTTAGCAAGTTCTGCTTCAGCATTCAATCCGTGGATTGCCTTAAGGTCTTGAGCAAGCTCTAGTGAGTACTCAGCTTTCAACGCACGTGACTTCGCAGTAACGGTGACTTTCTCGATTGAGAATGCCATCTGGTTGAAGTTACCAGCAACACCATCTCCTAGTGCTTCAGCGTCCTCTGTATCCATACCACGTCCAGTAGTATATGCCTTTTGCTTGGCAGCAGACTCTGGGTTAAGTAGACCTGGATCATCTAAAGGAGTACCACCTGATGTTGAAGCAGTTGTACCGAAACCAACAGCACCGCCTGTATCTCCACCTTCATTCTTGGTGTAACCAGCAGAAACTAAATCGTCAGCTGTTGATTGTGCAGAGAAGCTTGTATCTGCTTCGTCGAATAGTGCTTCAGTACCACTCTGGGTATCGTAGCGTGAACGCATTGCGAAGATAAGTCCAGTAGGACCGTTCATTGGTTGAACACCTGCTAGATCGTATGCAACCAAATTAGGCATTGCACGACGAATAAGACTTATAAGTACTGGGTCGAAACCTGCTGTAGGACCTCCTTGTGCTGCACTAGCAGAGAAACCTGCTGTACCGCCATTTGATCCTGTACCATTTACAGGTGCCTCACTAAGGAATTCTCTCTCCTCATTGAGTGCTTTTTCTTGGTTCTCCAAGAGAACTGCAGTCACCATTCGACGATGTGAATCTTGAATTTTATCCGAACCTTCGTGGTCTAGGATTGGTGCCCACTTCTCTTGCAGTTGTTCAGCATTGAACATTTGCATTTGATTTTTCCTCTTTTAAAAAAAGTTTTTTTGTTTGAATTTATGATTTAAATAATCACTTTTTAGCAACTCTAGTCATTGTCTGAAGATATCTATCCATTGTGTTAGATATCGCTTTGGATTGATAATCCGTTGCTTCACTTTCTTCAGTCAAATTCTCAGTTTTGCTTGTTGGAGTGTTAGTACCCGTTGTTGGGAAATAAGATTCCTTAAGAGTTTCTAACTTCTCACGATAGCCGTTTTCACTTTCAAACTCAACATTTTCTGCTAGAGTAGCGAGTTTATCCCTTTGTGTCTGTGCAAGACCTTCGGTTACATCAGCAAAAATTACATCTGCTGTGGACTCTGCTAATCTACTATTAAGAGCAACGTTTTTCTCGATTTGCTCATTGAGTTTAGACTCCATATCATCTAGTTTATCTACCATGCTTTCGATAACATCATATTTTTCTTCAGGGATTGTTACATAATGATCTTCAAAAAGTTTCTTCATTCCTTCAAGGAATGATTCTGTCATTTCAGTCTTAAGACCGTGCTCGACTTGTAGTTGATTTTCAGCAACCCACTCGTCAGCAACATACTCAAGATAAGAATCTAATCTATCAGTTAGTTCTTCCTTGATAATCTTGACTTCTTCCACAAGATTTGCTTCGTACTCAGACTTAACAGTCTCTGTGATTTCTGCTACTTTAGATTTAATAGCAGCTTCAAAGATTGTACGTGCTTTATCTTGGAATTCTTCTGAAAGTTCTTCACCAGCAATAAGTGCGTTGATGTCTTCCTCAACGTCAATCTTAACTTCGGTTACGACTTCCTCTTCTGTAGTCTCTTCTTCTGTGACTACTTCATCCGTTGTAGTTTCTTCTTCGGAAACAACATCTTCCTCTGCAACTACTTCTCCTTCAGGTTGAACTTCTTCTTCCTTCATTCCTTTTGCTCCTTCAGCAGGTTTTGCACCTTTATTAACAACATCCTTAACTTGCTTAAGGCTGCCACTAGGTGTTTTTAACTTAGCTGAATCGTCATCAACTTTGTAGTTCTCAGGTGTAGGACCTCCAAGATCTTCTACATTAGGTGGAATACCACCAGTACTGAGTTTTTGCATTGGCTCCGCAGGTGCTGCACCTTTGGTGACCACATTCTCTTCGATGTTTTCCATTTCGTTTAATTTGCTACCAACGGACATTTATTTAGATATGTGTTTAATCTGTATTTATTTATAGAACTTATAAGTTCGATAAGAAATCTTGGAACAATCCAAGCTTATGTTCTCCAAGTCTATTTTGATTAACTAATGTGTTAATTGACTTCTTAGTCTTTTCTGCGAGTTGTTCACGAAGGATACCTCCATCCCAAACCCACTCTTTTCCTTCCATGATTCCAGATACAAAAGCATCAGGAGCAGAAGGATCGGCAACGATATCAGCAGCAGTTGCTAACATGAAATCTTCACCTACAACTTTGCAACCAGTATGATCTTCTTTTAGAGAACCAACTCCACGAGAAGAAACTCCAAGGGTTACACCTTCAGCAATAAGATTTTTAGCAATCTTACCCATTGGTGTTTCAAGAAGTCTTGCCTTACCAATAAAATTATTTCCTTCTTGTCTAAGTGAAACAATTTTATGAGATACTCTATCAAGGTTTACAGTTGGACCATCTGGATGTCCCAACTCACCAAGTGCACGTCCCTTTTGAACAAAGGACTCATTGTATCTACTAACTTCTTTACTAAGAGTGTTTACTGGATACATTCTACCATTACGATTTTTAATATCTCCTTGTAAGAAGACACCTTCAATATACATTTTTTTCTTAGTACCTTTACCTTCTACGATAAATTTAACCTGAGATACTTCTTCCGTAATGAGTTTCATTTTCTTAATTTGTAAATCCTACTTTTACTGCTCTAAATGGTGAACTTCCATGAATTGTATATGAAGGTTGCTTCTCAATATACTCGACATGGTTGGTATGTACAGTCATCGAACCAACTCCAGAATAACCGTTTGCTCCAGTTGGATCAATAACAGTTATTACATTTGCAGCACTATGACTATTGTAAATTCTAACAAGAGTAGCATTTCCTACAGTTGTACTTGCTGCAACTCCTGCGGCAACATATAATTCACCACCTGCTAATAATGTCGTTTTATTCGCCATTGTTTTCCTCTTCTGGTTCTACTTCAGTTTCAGTTTCCATTCCACCCTTAGGGTTATATGGTTCTGTTTCAAACATAGAATCTGATACTTCTTTACGAAGAGTTTCTATTTTTTCAGCTGCTTTAGTATATAAAGTATCTTTTATATCTTGAGTAATATCAGATGCTTTAGAATCTTGAGCAATCAAATCTATAATATTGGGCATGAAAATTCATATAGTAATATAATTTTATTTATATCTCAGCCAATTTGGTATCTTTATTGACTTGATCATTAGTGATTGCAGCGGCTGCTGCTTCTTCTGGAGCAGCACCCATTGCCATTACATCTTCCTCAGTTCCAGGTGGTAATGGTTCTCCAGTAATTGGATCTATAGCATCTGGATCAGGAATAGTTCCATCTTTTATTTCTTTTTCAATCTGCTTATCAATCTCTTGTATTTCACTATCAGATTGGCGAAGTACCTTTCTACGAACATAATCTTGTGAATAATATTTTCCAATATATGGTTCAATAGTAGCAAGAGTTCCTAATCTCTCATTCATCAATTCACTTTCTTTTAGTTCTGCAAATTGATTATCATATACAAAATCATATTGAATATGATCACTTAAAGATTCCCAATCTTCTGGAGTTATAATATTTTTAAGTATTAA